GTGATGAACGGGATCATAGTCTATTCCTAGATCAGCTTTGTTCATCTGTTGAAAATATACGCTCTTGGCGGGCGAAAACTAGTGGACATTGTGCCGCACTCGAATCCTGTTGACAATCAAAAAATCATATGCACCAGTAGTTTTTCGTTGTATACGGTGGTAGCCAACGACGATGCGCGTCGCTCTTTCTTCGCTGCTTTGCCAAACCACTCTTTGATCGTAGTCATTACAGCCTCCAAAAGTGTTCGACCACGCCGCCGATCATCGCGCCGATCACGAGCGCATATATCCATACAAGATGGATAGCCCGGTCGCGAGCAATGCGCTCAAAAACCTGTGCGTTCCATGCGTTGATTTCGTCGGGTGTCCTGGGCATCCACGCCGGCGCGCGGGCCACAGGGTACTGAGCCGGCGGACGCGCAGCCCGACGCACGTCCTCTAATGCCTGCTCATAAGTAGTGGGGTCGGTCACGGCTGCACCCAGAAAAGATAGAGGATGAAGCCCCCCGCCGACGCTACCACGCCCGTGAAAAAACCAGACATCCACACGACACGCGGTCGGAAGCGGGCGCCAATCCTGTAGTCGATATTATCGGATGACAACACAATAGGCGCCGGCGCGACTTTGCCCTTCGGGCACGATGGCACGCGGCAGTCCTTGATCAGATTTGGCCGGTAGCACCCGCAGATCGGGCAAACATAGAGCGAATCACTACCTGGTGCGGAAGTCACCACCATACTGTCTGGCACCGCTTTTACTTTACGACGACGCTTCGGCGCCCCGCTCGCTCCTGAAACAGGCATCCCAGTCGCTCCCTTGGAACCTGCGCGTAGTGACTTATGATCAGAGACTTTCCCGACTAACGGCATTTTCACTTCTCCTCATACCAGTCATGCTTATCCGGTTTAGACACACAGCCCTACATCTTGTGTTGCCGGTGTTCGGACGGTGGCGGGTTAACTTTCCAGTCCATTTTCGGCCAGAGACATTCAGCTTCAAGCCGTTTGCGGTCGCGCCGGTTGCCGGTAACAATCCAGTAGCGGACTTTTGGTCTGTTTCTCACCTTCTCCATTTTGCCAGCATAGAAGGCGTGACGAGAGTGCAAGCCTTCTGCTTTGTAGGAAAAGCGAGGCGTCTTGCGCTCCATATCGGTCCAACCTGCATAGAAGAAATTGGCCGCCCTATAGACGTAACCCATGTGACCAACAGTAGTATCCGCGTAGCTCAAGACAATCCGAGCAGGAAGCAGAGCGAGCGCCCGCGCCACAAACCAGCTTTCCGTGTTGCGTGGAAACTCGTCGGCAACCCACAAACGATTTAACTCAATGACGCTGGCCGGGTTCACAGGATTAGCGCCCGTACACATATTCCGGTTAGCCGGGGTTCCAAAAACCATTACCCCCCTAACTACGCCAGCGGCGTCATAAAGGCCAAAGGCGAACGATATGGGCGATTTCCGGTGCATGTAGTGGTGTGCGACCACAAGCCGGGTAGCTTCCTGTTTACCAAGCGGGGCAACCCGCAATGCGTGGAGCGGACAGGCAGGATTTGAACCTCCATCCCCCGATTGGGTCGGTTGCTCTACCATTGAGCTATGTCCGCAAGCAATCAACATCTAGTAGGTCTCAGCGTTTGTGTGTGACAACCGGATAAGCATGATACCAGTAATGAATTTCAGGCTTTGGCCCCGGCACGATTGGGGGTGACATGTGCCAGATGTACCAGGCATGGTTGCTCGAAGGTGAGGTTTCGTATGTGTCCGCCTCAAGATCACACATCGTCGTCGGGCCGGCAGGACCGTTAAGACCCTTCGGCATTTCGTGGATGGTGTCGTCTCCGACAGCACCCTCAACTACCTTAATTTTTTCGCTCATGTTGCACTTGTGGCACCTATTGACCAATCCGTCAAGGCGTGTCACACACGGCTCTCCATCGGAGAACCCCCAAATGAGTGGCAACACCGTAAGCCTCGTCGGCATGTACTTCGTCGAGAGCGACGCAGGGCACACGACCTACCGCCTCGGCCAAGTCATTGGAGAGCTGGCCGACGGCTATCATCTAATCACCTTCATGGTGACGCCAGGCGCGGATGAGGCGCGCATTGCGATGCCCATCGAAGTCGTCCACCTAATCGACTTCAACTCGCAATGCCCATCTTGCAAAGAACGCCTGTGGGACTTCTTTTTCACCGAAGAGGCTCGCGACAAGTATGTTGCCTTCAACACCAAAACCGTCACGTCTCCCGCCGACAGCGGTGCAACTACAAAGCACGGACTGCACTAAATGACAACTTTCCCGCACCTCAGGAACGCCAAAGTTATAGCGATAGACACAGAAACGTGCGACCCAACCATCGAGACCCTCGGCCCCGCCGTGCGGCGAGGTGGCTTCATTGCCGGCGTATCGGTCGCGGCAGATGACGAAGACGGCAAGCCCATCCTCCGCGCCTACTACCCAATCGGGCATGATGCCGGCTCGAACCTGAACAAGTCCGTGGTGCTGCACTGGCTCAAGTCTATTCTGTCATTGCCGGTGCCGAAGGTGGGTATGAATCTACTGTACGATCTCGACTACCTCGCAGAGGCAGGCGTAACGCCCGTCGGCCCCTTCTACGATATCGCCAACGCGGAGGCGTTGATCGACGAGACGCGCCTCAAGTACAGCCTCGATACGATTGCCAAGTGGCACGGCGTCGCCGGCAAGAACGAAGAAGAGATGCTCGACTGGATTAAAAAGAACATCGACAAGAAGAAGCCCAAAACTAATATCTGGCGGGCACCCCCGAGCATCGTCGAACCCTACGCGATCGGAGATGTTGCCACGCCGCTGGCCGTGTTCAAGAAGCAGAAGGCGTGGCTGAAAAAGCTCGATATGTGGGAACTCTTTGAAATGGAGTCGAAGCTAATCCCTCTGCTGCTGGCGATGCGACGACGTGGTATCCCCGTCAATCTGCCGTACGTAAAAAAATTGCATCGCGACTTCGGCAAGGATCAAGAGCGCGCCATCAACGAGATAAGAAGCATCACGGGCGTTACGCTGTCTCCGAGCGGCATGGTCAAGGACGAGGTGTTGGCGGTTCTCAAGCACTACGGCATTACGCCCCCAATGACTGAGAAAGGAGCACCATCAATCACGGCACCTTGGCTAGAGCAACAGGACAACGAAGCCTGCAGTATGATACGCAACGTACGCCACATGGATAGACTGCGCGGCACCTTCCTGCAGGGCTATATCCTAGATGGCAACGTCGCTGGACGCGTCCACTGCCAGTTCAACCAGCTGCGAGCAGACAAGGCCAACGGCAAGAAGGCCGGCGCCGTATCTGGCCGCTTCAGCTGCGTTGCACCGTGGACGCCTGTCATCACCAAACGCGGAACACTTCCAATCGTTAACGTTCATGTAGGTGATTGGGTATGGACGCACAAAGGCCGCTGGCGACGAGTCGTTGCTACCCATATTAAAGGGTGTGAGCAGATGCTCGACGTGAGCCTCAGCAACGGGGAGGTTTTGACTTGCACAGAAAAGCACCGTGTGCTAGAGCAATCGGGAGATTGGTCAACCATAGAGGTGCTACATGAGCGTTTCAAAAACTTGGGTGGAAGACCCAAACAACATCAAACAGGTGCTTGCCTTGTACCGCAGCAAGGAACTGCTAACACAGGATCAGATCGCTACACGTCTACTGGCGACGTACCACAACGTCAACCGCATCATCAACACCCACCTAACAACTTCGGAAAAAAAGGCTTTGTCGATGTTGCGCTATTCGGCGTCGAAGATGGGTGGCAAAAACCCGATGTTTGGCAAGAACGAGGAAGCACATCCCAACTGGATTGGGCCCTGCTCGGATCAGAAGGGTTACTTGACGATCAGGCGCAACGGCAAGCGTATCTTTTACCACCACGAGGTGGTGCTAAAGGAGTTGAAACTTCCCACGCTGCCAAAATGCTTCGAGATTCATCACATCGACAGCGACCCTCGCAACAACAGCTTGGACAATCTAGCGATCGTGACACACAAAGGGCACGGCATGGTCCACGCAATGCAACGGCGGGGTGGCAAGGCGTATCAATTACGTCAATTAGCCCTGGCGGAAGCCATCAAGTACACGACATAACAGTGGACGAAGATGAAAGCTATACTGCATGCGGAGGTTGCCATCACAATAGTTCACAACCGAATATGCAGAACATCCCTCAGCGCACGGAGGAGGGTAGAACAATACGCACAGCATTCGTGGCAGAAGATGGCCAGGACTTTTGGCACCTCGACTACAGCCAGATCGAGTACAGGCTGATGGCGCACGACGCGGCAGACCTCGAGCTGAAAGGCGCCGCCGAGATTGCAGAGCGCTACCGCACCGATCCAGACCTCGACTTTCATCACACGATTGCGGTGCAGTTGTGGGGCGAGGCGCGCGCCAAGGAGATGCGTACCGCGGCGAAGACCATCAACTTTGGCATCGCCTACGGCGAGGGGTCTGCGAAGCTCGCAAAAGACCTCGACAAGACGCCGGAAGAAGCCAAGGCTTTCATCGATGATTATCACACGCGCGTCCCCTTCATGCGTGGCCTGTCGGACTACTGCAAGAACTTTGCATCGCGTAACGGAGAAATCAGAACGCTGCTCAATAGGCGTCGATGCTTCAATGCGTTCGAGCGCTACGAAGACGATTGGGAGAAGACGCACACCATCATCAGGCTCGACCCCAACCGCGGCGCAACAACAAGACCGCCGGGGACGAAACGCGCCTTCACTTACGCTGCACTCAACGCTCGCATCCAGGGCAGCGCCGCCGACATCATGAAGATGGCGATGGTCAAGTGCTGGGAGGCTGGACTATTCCATCAGAAGGCGTTAGGTGCTCCTCACCTAACGGTACACGACGAGCTAGACGGCAGCTACGATCCACGCAACAAATATCACCTTGACGCGCTGCGGGAAGTGAAGCACGTTATGGAAACCTGCATCAAGCTCAACGTGCCCCTGCGAGCTGACGGCGGCGCCGGCAAGAACTGGGGTAACCTCAAAGACAAGGACTTCAGCAAATGACAACTATGCTTGAGGACAATGAATTTCTTATGCGCTGCTCTTGCGGTGATCGCGTGTTACATGTTGCGTGGCTTGTCCATGAACCTGACGACGATCTCGGCTACGATACTGGCTCCTGGTATCTTTACACGTCATTAGATGTAACACTTGGTTTCTGGCGGCGGCTGTGGATCAGCATGCGCTATGTGTTCCAGCCGCGAACCTTGCGGTATTTTGGCTATTCTGAACTTGTTTTGCGAAACGAAGACGTTGATGCGCTTGTTGCGTTTATCCTTAAGCACAGAAGGTACAGCAAATGACCTGCGGCATGTGTAATTGCACCATCGGTCCCCACGACCTTTATGCGTGCCTGTGGGGACCGCAAGACGAGGCAGTTAGAGTGGTAATAATTTGTGAGCGGTGCAGCAGAAAACCTGGACTTCACGAAATCAACCCGCTAGAAGATGCCGACAAAGGATCGAATTAATGAGCACGCTACTAAAACAAGGTGACCCGCGCGTTCGCATCGCCACGGTGCCGGGGACCAACGGCCTCTGGCAACTTGAAAAACACCGCGGCGGCAGCGGCACCAAAGCCGACAAGAAGGCCAGTCCACCTAAGCAACACTACGACCCCTGGCAGCCCGTGCGCCGCCCCACGACCAAAGAGATGGCTATGAGCCAGATGATGGGAATGGAGATTGGCAACGACTACACACTCTCGTCATCGAGTCGGCCATGTTAATGGAGACCATGAAAATGAAGCCGGTCCAATATGACGACCTTGCCAGTCTTCCGTGCAGCGACTTATTTGCCTTGTGTGTGATGTCGAGTGGCGCAGTTAGGCGGCGGCTGATCGCTGCATTTCTGAGTTCTCTCGATCGCGAGATCGCGCAGTCGCCCGATTGCATTAAGCCGCTTTCGGCAACGCGCATCGACGAAGCGCGCGAGCTGACGAAGGGCGTCGAGGTTAGCGATGACGAAGCGCTTCCAACTAGAGTAACGGATACCCTATGATTGGCACGCACGCAGAGCGCGTCAGACAACTAGCTGCCATCAAGAAGCGTGACGACTACGTGCGAGGTGGCATGTACCCTGAGCGCGTCATGCCGCACTGGCCGACGTATCTAGCATTGATGCGCGCGCAGGGGCTCGAGCCTCTCGGCATCGGAGGCACGTTTGTCGACATAGAGAGGAAGAGCGGGATGTCACGCGACCGGTCATACCCACACAGGTTTCAGAGAACCATACCTAATGGAGCCTACTAGCGACTGCTTAGAAACAATAGAGAGGAAGAGCTATGACACGCGATAAGTCCCACAAAGGTAGCAAACTAAGAAAGACATCTCATAACAATCCCGCATATGATCGCATGAAGGCTTTTGTCGGACAGGCTCCCGGCGGCGGAGGTGGAAGTGCATTCACGCGAGACGATGTTGAGAACGCCGCTAAAAATAAATGTCGTCATTGCGGAAAACCGACGAAACATATGTTCTGTAGTTGAAGAGGACACAGAGAGAGGCCTGACATGATTGACGATCGTAGAATTAGACTAACTTTCGTTCTGCGCGCCATAGAAGCTGAAGTACAACGGGCCATGAAAAAACATGATCCTATGAATTCAGCGCATGAAGGCTATGCAGTCCTGCAAGAAGAGGTTGATGAATTGTGGGACGAAATCAAGGCAGACAATGGACGCAGCCCCGCGGCGATGGAAGAGGCAATACAGGTAGCTGCCATGGCCGTGCGCTACATCGTGGATTTGGAGCATTGACATGACCGAAGATGAACCCGCCACTCAGTTAAAGAGTTCGTTTCCGTGGCGACATTACCTATTCCATCAGCCATGGTTTGCTCTGGTGGTGGCTGGCATGTCTACTGGATCCGCGCCTCCAACAAAGAAGACCAAGGGTCTTCTTTCTCAGCTCAACAAGCAGCAGCAAGAAGCCCTGTTTAATTATGACGGTCCGGTCGTAAGTGGCAGCAACACGGATTGGCCAAAAGCCAAACCTCGGCAACGCGTCCCCAAGAGAAAGAAGTGGGACGATCGCTACGACCACAGCCTCAAAGGTCACGAGCGCCGCCGCAACTTCGACAGCAGTACCAAGGGGCACGAGCGCAGTCGCAAATATGATAAAAGCCTTAAAGGCGCTGAGCGTCGCCGCAAATATGACGCCAGCAACAAGGGGCGCGAGCGCGCGAGAAAATACAGCGCATCCAACTCCACGCGAAACAAAAACAAACGAAAGCATACCCTCGAGCGTGCCACGATACGGTACGGCGCGTTCCCTTCACTGCACAACTACCAACTAATGATGCGCTGCAGAGGGGCTTGACTTGATATGGGCTCCGGGCGTATGCACTCTAGCTCACCAAGGCCACCAAATGATTGTTCATAACCCCGCCACCGGCACCATCGTCAAAGACGCCCTCGACGCCTACATCACACCCAAAAAATGGGACTATGACCGAGCAAAGACAGTCGGAGCAAGCGAGGTTGGGCAGTGCTCACGCCGCATCTGGTATATCAAATCTACGCAGGCACACGATGTAGCGTTTGTCGATCGTTGGGGAGCCAGTGAGCGCGGCAACCTGATAGAGCAGCAGCTGTGGGCGCCAGCCCTCAAGAAGAAGTACAAGGGCAAGCTCAAGTTCAGCGGCGACAAGCAGCACAGCTTCCGCGACGGCCCGCTATCGGCCACACCCGACGGGCTGCTGATGCTCCCGCGAGACGCCCTGAAGTACCTGGGTGTCGACGATATCGAAAGCGACTGCGTGCTCATCGAGTGCAAGAGCATCGACCCACGCGTCAACCTTACAGAGGCGCGCCACACTAACGTGCTGCAAGCACAGACACAGCTCGGATGCGTCAGGGCGAAGAGCAAATACAAACCGATGTACGCAATAATCAGCTACATCGACGCCTCCTTCCTCGACGCCATCACGGAGTTTGTCATCAAATTTGATGAGCGTCTCTACACCAACTTGCGCAACCGCGCCGCCATGCTGCTCGGTGCCGACGCTGCAACGGACATGAAACCTGAGGGCTGGATTGCCGGCGGTCGTGAGTGCGAGCACTGCCCCTTCCTGCAGAAGTGCGGCATCGAGCGACGCAACCTTCCCAGTGAGCAGTACATCCCGGTACCTGTCGACCCACAGTTCCACGCAGAGATTGCAGACATGGTGCGTGAGGCGTTGGCATTCCGCGTCGAAGCGAAAGCCGCGAACGAAGAGTACCGCGACTTGTCCGACCAGATAAAGACGCGGCTGAGAGATAAAGGCGTCCGCAAGATACCCGGGCTCGTCAGTTGGTCTAACATCAAGGGCAAGGCGACGTGGGACTACGATGCTCTGAAGGAGGCCGCGAAGGCCAAAGGCATCGACATATCCGAGTTTATGAAAGCGGGCGATCCGACTGATCGTCTAACACTCAGCGGCGCACACAACGATAACGAGGGTTGAAAATGACCTGGTATTTTAGTTTCCCATTCAACGACAGTGTCACTATCTGGTTGGACCGCGGCTACATCAGCATCGAGCCTTCCACATTGACGACCGCGCTGGTGATCCTGCTCTCCGCTCTCCTGTTGATTGGTGTAGCACAGGCGTGGATCGTCGTCGCATTCATTGCTTGGAGACAGCGCAGGCGGTGGCGCAAAGCGATTCGGTGGGTCGCGCGGCCTAGCCTACCACGTGCTACGAGTCTCAAAATAGACGAAGCACTGGCTGCCGTCGACAAAGCCTTGAAAACCGAGCCTCGCTACCTCAAGCTTGGCGAGCACCCGGCAATATGGCACTGCTCTGGGTATCTTGATGTTGCCTGCACATGGCCCAAGTGTGCAGACGATTGCGTTGGTCGTAGCAATCGCAAGCCACGTAAGCCACGCATCCACACCAAGCGCAAAAAACCCATAGTGTCGTCAGTTGGAGACCCATCCTATATGGGCGTACCGTATACAGTTGGAGACCCACCCAGCGACCCCTACGCGGCTGGAGACCCACCCAGCGACCCCTACGCGGCTGGAGACCCACCCAACGGTGGATCATCGGCAATCAATGGCGCTGTTGGCGCACGGCGAGGGTATGGGTATGTGGATGTGGGTATGACAGAGGGCGCTGCCGGTGCATCGTACGACGTCACAGAAGATCTGAAGAAAGCCGACTACTCAGTCGTTAAAGAGAAGATTAGCCGCGAGTACAAGGCGCGGCCCAAGAGCTAACGGCATTGAGCCGTTAGAATACGAAGCAAACAAAAGAATGGAGTTGAAAATGGCTAAGAAGCCAAACGGTAATGCATCGAAAGAACTCACAACTGAAGAAGACAACCGCAACTATTTCACCGACTATGGGAAGGCCGCAGGAGGCCAGTCTAACATCGTCGGCAAGCTGCTGCGGTTCACGAAGGGCGATTACGTCGCCGGTCAGGACAACGAGGACATCGACGCCGACACACGTGTCGTCGTCAACATGAACTCAATCCTCGTTGGTTGGATTCGCTGGGAGGACAACAGGCCGGCGGAGCAACTGATGGGTCCGGTCTCGGAAGGCTTCCAGCCGGCACCACGCTCCGAACTGGGGCACGACGACAAGAACCGTTGGGAGCAGGACGACAAGGGGACGCCGCGCGACCCGTGGCAGTTCTCCAACCTCGCACTGATGCGTAGCGAAGGCAAGAAGGGTGAGCTTTACACGTTCACCAGCGCCAGCAAAGGCGGCATCGGCGCCGTCGGGCGTCTCTGCACCGCCTACGGCAATGAGATGCGCGAGCGATCGGACGAGTTCCCGATCATCACCCTCGGCATCGACAGCTACGTCCACTCCAACAAGGCTTTTGGGCGCATCAAGTTCCCGGTCTTCAATATCGTGGGATGGGCCAACAAGTCTGTGTTCGATGATGTAGAGCCGGCCGAAGACAAGCCGGTAAAAGGAAAGCAAAAGCAGTTGTCCTCGCGTCGCGCTGCCTAAGCGGGGTTTAAACACTACCCCGTAGACGCAGCATAACTGCGCTTACGGGGGTTTTTGCAAACTATATGAGGCAGCGCGCATGAGCGATAAAATCTTACGTGTTGGTCAGCGTGTCTGTATTAATACAGTCACATCTGCAACAATTGGAAAACATAGAAATTTGGTCAATGCTTCTGACAGCAAAGGCGCGGGTCAAAATCTAGAGTATCACATCAAAGGAGTGGCTGGAGAGATGGCCACGCGGCAAGCCTTGGGGCGTCTTGATTTGCCCCTGTGCTTAGACCGTGTCGATCGCAACCCAGACATCCTAAATACTCAGCCTATGATCGAAGCAAAATGTGGTTTACCGCTGGTCGATATTAACAAGGTGCGCCGCGACCTTTTATATGTTGTTTGGGAGTACGACGACGCTAAAAGTGAATTAGAGATCATTCGCCTGGCGGAAGGGTGGAAAATTATAAAAGACCACATTTATCCACCGCACTCGATGTGTCCTCGTACGCCGTTCTTTGGCAACTCTAATGTACGCATCAGCACTCGCTACAGCAACTTGTTGATTATGCCACATCTGTCATCAACAATAGTACACGTCAAATGAGCCGACTACGTCCCTTCTTTAGTTACTTCGGGGCCAAGTGGCGCGCCTCGGTGTCCTACCCGCCACCCAAATACAAAACACTGATTGAGCCATTTGCTGGTTCAGCCTGCTACGCTCTGCTGCATCATAACCGCGAGGTTGTGTTATTTGATAAAGACCCTGCAATCGCCAACTTATGGAAATGGTTGATAGCCACAGCAAAGAAACGTAACTATACCGAAATCGTCAACCGCATACCTGTGAATATCACAACAATCCACGCTCTGCGTGACGAAGACCCGGCTGTTAGCACGCTTGTTGGTTTTTGGTTTGTGAAAGGTTCACCTGTGGCCGCCTCTAAACAATATGCGTGGGCAAGAACAGGGAAATGGAAGAATCAGTTTTGGGGGGCAAACATACGCCAGCGCATCATTGATCAAATGCCGGCCATCAAGCACTGGAGCGCCTATGAAGGCAACTACACAGAGGCTGCCAATTATCCAGCGACGTGGTTTGTTGATCCACCATACCAGAATAAGAAATTTTATCGTGAAAGTAACATTGATTTTAAGTTGCTCGCCAAGTGGTGCCGTAGTCGCAATGGTCAAGTGATTGTGTGTGAACAAAATGGTGCATCATGGCTACCGTTCAATCACCAGATTAAAATTAAATCTTTGAAATCGCACTGGTCTCAAGAAGTGTGGTGGGAGCGATGAGTGAAACACTAGAAGCCGCGCTGCAGTACGCCGCGCGCGGTTGGCGGGTATTCCCGGTCCCGCCCAATACGAAGAAGTCGTACATAAGCGGCAAAGGAACCGGCAAAGGCAGGTGGGGTCAAAGCAACGATCCATCTGAGATCACACGACTTTGGACGAAATATAAAGCGGCAAACATTGGGCTGCCAACCGGACAAGAGCAAGGCTTCTTCGTCGTAGAGACGGATACACAAGACGCTCACGACGTCGACGGCGCGTATGAACTCGATGAGCTGCAGCTGAGGCACGGCAACCTGCCTCCGACGCTTACCGCTCAGTCACCCAGTGGCAGCACCCACTACTATTTCAAGCACCCTGGCGGCAAGGTCTTCAACTCTGCCGGCGCCATAGGGCCAGGCATCGACGTCCGCGGCGACGGGGGCATGGTGGTTGCACCGCCAAGCGTACGCAAGGATGGCGTGTATGTGTGGTTAAATGACGTGGCCATCGCTGACGCGCCCACATGGCTGCTG